CAGCTAAGTCCAGAGCACTAAAGGCAGAGTACAGTTTAGAACTAGCTCAAGACCTTAAGGCAATTCATGGATTGAATGCAGAAGCAGAACTTGCTAATATTCTTTCTACTGAAATCCTTGCTGAAATTAACAGGGAAGTCATTAGAACAATCTATAAGATTGCAGAGCAAGGTGCTGTTGAAAATACTGCACAAGCTGGTGTATTTGATCTAGACATTGACTCCAATGGTAGATGGTCAGTTGAGAAGTTCAAAGGTCTTCTCTTCCAGATAGAAAGAGATGCTAATAGAATCGCACAGAGAACTCGTAGAGGAAAAGGTAACATCATCATGTGTTCTGCAGACGTTGCTTCTGCATTAACCATGGCTGGTGTCCTTGACTATACACCTGCTCTCAACACTAACCTTAATGTTGATGATACTGGTAACACATTTGCTGGTACTATCCAAGGTAAGTATAGAGTATACATTGACCCATACTCTGCTAACTTAGCAGCAAACAATAGTGGTCTTGCTCAAGGCAGCAACCAGTATTATGTTGTTGGTTACAAAGGTGGATCACCATATGATGCAGGTTTATTCTACTGCCCATATGTTCCACTACAGATGGTTCGTTCAGTGGGTGAGGAAACCTTCCAACCCAAGATTGGCTTTAAGACAAGATATGGTCTTGTTGCAAACCCATTCTCTGAAGGTCTTACTCAAGGTCTTGGAAGACTACAAGTTAACAGCAACAGATACTACAGAAGAGTTGCAGTTAAGAACATCATGTAAGGCAGATAAATATATTTGTCCATACAAAATAGACAAAGAGAGACTCCTTTGGGGGTCTCTTTTTTTATCTAAATAATTAAAAAAGATAATGACAGCAACAGGATTTAGAAATCAAGTACAGAATAAAAACTTTTTAAGTCCAACTGGGTTTAAGTTTATCTTAAATAGGGCACCAAAAGTTGTATTCTTTTCAAATCAGGTAAACATACCTGGCATCAATTTAGGTGTGACAGAGCAACCAACATATTTGACTGATATACCCATACCTGGTGATAAGATAGAATTTAATGATTTAAATTTAAGATTTTTGGTAGATGAAGATTTAGAAAATTATCTAGAGATACAGCATTGGATTAGGGGTTTAGGATTTCCTGAAAGTTTAAAAGAGATATATGATTGGCAAAAAAGCAATCCTAATGCCTCTGATGGATTATTAAATTATTATTCTGATGGTACATTAAATGTATTGACTAGTTCACAAACACCAAACTTTAAAGTAAAATTCTTAAATATGTTTCCATCAGATTTATCTGATTTAAACTTTGATGCTACAGATACAGATATTGATTACTTGACAGCAGATGTAACTTTTAAGTATACTATCTATAATATAACTGACTTAAATGATAATCCTTTATGAGTATAAGTCTTGAATCAATTCAAGAGATGTGGGAGAAAGATTCAAAAATAGATAGAGACCATCTACATGAAGAGTCATTAAATATTCCCTCTCTACATGCAAAGTATTTTGAATTATATAATACTATATTTCTTTTAAGAAAAAAAGCAGAACAGCAGCGTAAAAATATTCGTCATGAACGTTATGAATATTTTGCTGGAAAAGCAGATCCTGAGGTGTATATTGATAATCCCTTTCCAAAAAAGATAAGAGATAAGGATACAATGCAAAAGTATCTTGATGCTGATGAGAAACTATCTGCTTCAAATTTAAAGATTGATTATTATGATACCATGCTTGTCTACATTGAAAGTATCTTAAAAGTAATTCAGAATAGGACATATCAAATAAAGAATGCAATAGAGTTTATGAGATTTAATGCTGGACTGGGTTAATAAATACTTGTAGCATGATGACTAAAAGTGACAAAAGTTATAATACAAAAGTCAAATGAAGTCTATTTAAAGATAAAGGCAGAACCACACGTTGAGTATGAATTAAGAGATCATTTTACCTTTGAGGTAGAGGGTGCTAAGTTCATGCCTCAATATAGAAATAAAAATTGGAATGGTGAAATACATTTATTTGATTTAAGATCTAAAAAAATTTATGTGGGTTTGTTAGATAAGATAGTATCATTTTGCAATAGACATGAATATGCATATGAATTTTTAGATAATGATTACTATGGAGCACCTTTTGAAGTAAATCAATCCATATCAAAAGAAGGTGTAAAAGACTATATTAGATCCATTACTAAATTTAAACCAAGAGAATATCAGATAGATGGTATATGTGATTGTTTAAAACATAATAGAAGACTATTAGTTAGTCCTACTGCATCAGGTAAATCTTTAATGATTTATTCTTTAGTTAGATATTATGTTCATAAAGATCAAAAAATTTTACTGGTTGTTCCTACTACGTCTTTAGTAGAACAAATGTATAAAGATTTTGAAGAGTATGGATGGGATGTAAAAAATCACTGTCATAGAATATACTCAGGAAGAGAAATAACTAATACAAATGAAGTAACAATAACCACTTGGCAATCTGTGTTTAGAATGGAGAAATCATTCTTCAAAGAATATGACGTCATAATAGGTGATGAAGCACATCTATTTAAGAGTAAATCATTAGTTAACATAATGACTAAATTAGAACATGCTAAGTATAGATTTGGATTTACAGGGACATTAGATGGCACACAGACCCATAAATGGGTGTTAGAGGGGTTGTTTGGACCATCATATAAAGTAACCAAAACAGAAGAATTGATGAGACAAGGGCATCTATCTAAGTTAGATATACAGTGCTTAGTTCTTAAACATCCACCTAAAAAATTTAAAACTTATGAGGATGAACTGCAATATTTAATATCACATGAACAAAGAAATAAATTTATAACTAATCTTTCTTTAGATCTAAAAGGAAATACTTTAATACTATACAGCAGAGTAGAAAGTCATGGATTGTTATTGTATGAAAACATAAATAAAAATAAGAAAGATAACAGAAAAGTCTTCTTCATTCATGGTGGAGTAGATGCTGAAGAAAGAGAATCAGTTAGAGAGATCACAGAAAAAGAAAATGATGCAATCATAGTTGCATCCTATGGCACATTCTCAACTGGTATCAATATTAAAAATTTACATAATGTTATCTTCTCTAGTCCTAGTAAATCTAGGATAAGAAATCTTCAATCAATAGGAAGAGTTCTAAGAAAAGGTAAAAACAAAACTAAAGCTATACTCTATGACATTGGTGATGATTGCACATATCATTCACAAAAAAATTACACACTCAATCATCTAATTGAAAGAATTAAAATTTATAATGAAGAAAATTTTAATTATGAAATAATCACTATACAACTAAAAAAATGATGGAAGACGATTTTTACGCAACTATAAAATTTAAATCAGGAGAAGAAATCTTTGCAAAAGTAAATTGTAATGAAGATGGAGATAGAATATTTTTATTATTAAATAATCCAATTATGATGGAAAAAGTAAAAAATAGAACAGGAATCTATGGATATAAAGTTGAACCATGGATAAAAACTAGTAGAGAAGAAATATTTCTAGTTAATATTGATGATGTCTTGACAATGAGTGAGTCAAAAGATATGGAAATTATCTTAATGCATGAGGCATTTAGAAAAGCAAATGAATATGATGATCGTACTGAAATTAAATTAGATAGAAAAATGGGGTACTTATCTTCAATAAGTGATGCTAAAAAAGCGTTAGAGAAGTTATATAGAAACAAGTAGTATATACGTCCCTCATCAACCTCCACAAAGGTATTCTAATGGTATTTTGATACCTTGTCAACTATTGTGTTGAATGCTATAATAACTACATAATAGATAGAAATATAATGAGTATCACAAGAACTATGGGCAGAAGAAAAAGATCTGAGCATTATGTAAATAATAAAGAGTTCTTGGCAGCACTCATTAGATATAGAGAAGATGTTGAGATTGCAGAAATTCAAAAGAAAGAAAAACCTAGAATACCCAGATACATAGGTGAATGTTTTTTAAAGATTGCTACTCATTTATCTTTCAAACCAAACTTTGTCAACTATATGTTCAAGGAGGATATGATATCAGATGGAATTGAAAATTGCGTTCAGTACATACATAATTTTGATCCTGAGAAATCCAAAAATCCTTTTGCTTACTTTACGCAGATTATACATTATGCATTTCTCAGAAGAATACAGAAAGAAAAGAAACAATTAGAAATTAAGAATAAAATATTAGAGAAGACAGGATATGATCAAGTCTTTGAAAGAGACACTCTTGACGATTCTAATTATAGTGATTATAATCAAATTAAGGATGCTGTACATTCTAAATTACGTAATTAATGAAGTTAGCAATAATTACAGATCAGCACTTTGGATGTAGAAAAAATTCAAAACTTTTTCATGACTATTTTCTAAAGTTTTATAATGAAGTTTTCTTTCCTACATTAGAAAGAGAAGGTATCACTACAATTATTGACATGGGTGATACCTTTGATAGTAGAAAGGGAATTGATTTTGTTACATTAACATGGGCAAAGAAAAATTATTTTGATAGGTTAAGGGATATGGGCATAACTGTCCATACAATTGTAGGTAATCATACAGCATATTATAAAAATACAAATGATGTAAATGCAATAGATTTATTATTAAGAGAGTACAGTAATGTTACAATTTACTCTGAAACAACTTCTATTGAAGTAGGAGGACTAAACATTCTTCTTGTGCCTTGGATTAATAGTGAAAATAGAGAGATGAGTGTTGGTTTGATTAAGAAGTCAAAAGCTTCTGTGTGTATGGGACATCTTGAACTGAATGGATTTAGAGCCACACCAGGTCATATGATGGAACATGGGATGGAAAGAGACATATTTTCAAAATTTAAAAAAACATTCTCTGGTCATTATCATTGTAGATCTAATCAAGATAATATTTACTATCTTGGAAATCCATATGAAATGTTTTGGAATGATGTCAATGATGAAAATAGAGGATTTCATTTATTTGATACAGAAACAATAGAACATATACCAGTAAATAATCCATATAGACTTCATAAAATAATATATTATAATGATCATGATTATCAATTATTTGATGCTACTCAACTAAAAAATAAAATTGTAAAGATAGTAGTAAAAAAGAAAACAAATCAAGTTAAATTTGAAAAATTTATAGATAAACTTTATTCTGCTAATGTAGCAGAATTAAAAGTAGTAGAAAATTTCATGCTTCAAGAAGCAGAGGATTTTGAAGCATTTGAATCTGAAGATACATTGTCTATTTTAAATAGATATATTCAAGATTCAGATATTGATCTTGACAGATCACGTGTTCAAAAATTAATACAGGAAATTTATCAAGAAGCATGTGAATTAGTTTAGTATGTTTATTTTAACAGTTGATGGTAGAGAAAAAGAAGGTGCATACTCTGTCACAGGTGCTGATGGAGAACAAGTTTTATACATGTTTGAAGAGGAGGATGATGCTGTTAGATTTGCTTATCTTTTAGAAGAGCAAGACTATCCACCCATGCATATTATTGAAGTGGATAGTAAAACCATAGTTAAAACTTGTGAAATGCATGAATATAAGTATAGTGTAATCACTAAAAATGATATTGTAATTCCACCCCCAGAAGGAAATGTTGATTTTTGAAAAAATTAGATGGAAGAATTTTCTATCTACAGGAAACCAATACAGTGAAATAAATTTACAAAAAAGTAAAACCACATTGATCATTGGTTCAAATGGTGCAGGTAAAAGCACTGTGTTGGATGCTTTAACTTTTAGTTTATTTGGTAAACCATTTCGCAAAATAAATAAATCTCAATTAATTAATACTACAAATGAAAAAGATTGTAGAGTAGAAGTTGAGTTTTTGGTTAATGATATAAATTGGAAAGTAATAAGAGGTATAAAACCAAATATATTTGAAATTCATAGAGATAATAAATGTTTAGATCAGTTTTCCTCTGCTAATGATCAGCAAAAGTGGTTAGAACAAAATGTAGTAAAGATGAATTACAAATCTTTTACTCAAATTGTAATATTAGGAAGTAGCACTTTTGTTCCATTCATGCAGTTAAGTTCTTCTAATAGAAGAGAAGTGATAGAAGATCTCTTGGATATAAAAATATTTTCTTCAATGAATAATATTATAAAAGATAAATTAAAGTTAGTAAAAGATGAGGTAAGAACATTAGATTTGAAAAAAGAATCTCTTGTTGATAAAGTTGACATGCAAAAAAACTTTATTTCAGAAATAGATTGTCAAAATAAAGCAAATATAGATAGCAAAAAAAGTAAGATAGAATTATTGCTTAAAGAAGAAAATGATTTAGTAAGTGTAACTAAATCTAAGAATGAAGAGATGAATAATTTACAAAATACTTTAGAAAAATATGTTGGTGCAACAGATAAACTGAGAAAACTAGGAACAATAAAGGGAACAATATCTAATAAGGTATTAACCATTACAAAGAAACATGAATTTTTTAAACAAAATAGTGTTTGCCCAACATGTAAACAGGATATTGAAGAGGACTTTAGGTTAAATAATATTAGTGATGCTCAAGGTAAAATAGATGAGTTGCAATCTGGTTATCAAGAACTAGAGGAGGCAATTAAAAAAGAGGAGGAGAGAGAGCATCACTTTACAATACTATCAAAGGAAATCACACAACTAACACATGGCATTTCTCAAAACAATACTCGCATTTCTGGATGTCACAGACAGGTCAGGGATTTGGAACAGGAAATTCAGGGACTTACCCACCAAATTGCAAACAGAAATACTGAGAAAGAGAAATTAAAATCATTTGAAAAAAGTTTGGGAGATACATATAATTCACTAGCATCTAAAAAAGACACAATAAACTATTATGATTTTTCATATGATCTTTTAAAGGATGGTGGTGTAAAATCTAAAATTATAAAAAAGTATCTCCCTTTAATTAATAAACAAGTTAATAGATACTTGCATATGATGGATTTTTATATTAACTTTACATTAGATGAAGAGTTTAATGAAACAGTTCAATCTCCCATTCATGATAATTTTTCATATTCATCATTTAGTGAAGGTGAAAAAATGAGGATAGATCTTGCACTTCTTTTTACTTGGAGAGAAGTAGCAAGATTTAAAAACTCAGTCAATACTAATCTTTTAATTATGGATGAAGTATTTGATAGTTCATTAGATGGTTTTGGTACAGAGGAATTTTTAAAAATAATACGTTTTGTTATTCAAGATGCTAATGTGTTTGTTATATCACATAAAACAGGTATGGACGATAGGTTTGGTAATGTGCTAAAATTTGAGAAAGTAAAAGGATTTAGTGGAGTAGCACTATGAATGAAGGACAATTGCAAGAATTCAGAGATTTAAAAAATAAAGTAATTAGATTGCAGTATGATTTTGATAAATTAAAAAATGCTATACTATTACATCCAGAAATAGGAGATAGAATTCAAAAAAATATATGGTCATGAAAATATTAATCACTGGACATAAAGGATTCATAGGAAGTTATCTATGGAACCACATTAAAAAATCTAATCCAGATGTAGAACTAGATGGTATAGATTTTCCTGATGATATAGGAAATTTTAAAACTGATAAAATATATGATGTAGTAATTCATCTTGCTGCTTTTGCTGCCCTTAGAGAGAGTTTTGAAAATCCTGATAGGTTTTGGGAAAATAATGTAGTGAAATCTCAACCTATCTTTGATTATTGTGTAAAAAATAATGTAAGACTTTTATATGCTAGCTCTGCTGGTGCTTATGGGTGGTGGCAAAATCCTTATGCTATCACAAAAAAAGTAAATGAAATACAAGCACCCCCCAACAGTGTGGGTATGAGATTTTTTAATGTATGGGCAGAAGAAAATAGTAGGTCTGACATGCTTTATAGAATGCTTCAAGAGAGAACTGCAAAATATCTCACTCTTCATAAAAGAGATTGGATTCATGTCCATGATGTTGTTAATGCTATAATATTATTGATGAATAATTCTTTTGTTGGAACCATAGATGTTGGGACAGGTGTAGAAACTGGTGTTATTGAACTAGCTAGTTCCATGGGTGTGACTGATTTACCAATTAAAAAAATGACACCAGGAGAACCAGACACTTTATGTGCTGACACAAGCAAGTTGAGAGAAATAGGTTGGTCTCCTACAATAAATATAATGGATCATGTTAAAGGCATGGACAGTTAATAAAGTGTCTGTAGACCTCCCCCAAAGGGAGGTTTTTTAGTATAATAGGTATATCACAAGGATAATCTATGGCAGTTCAACAAGAAATCAAATCACAACTGGCAAGACTTCTTGCCACTGAAGACCTAGTTGTAGAACATAAAAATGTAGAGACAGCACAATTTAATGTTCATACACGTGAATTGATATTGCCACTATGGGAGAAAGCAAGTGGCATTGTGTATGACATGTTGGTTGGACATGAGGTAGGACATGCTTTGTTTACACCTGATGAAGATTGGACAGAGGATGTTCAAATTCCATCTCAGTTTATTAATATAGTTGAGGATGTAAGAATTGAGAAATTGATGAAAAGAAAATATATGGGGATTGCTAAAACTTTTTATAAAGGATATAATGAATTATATGACAAAGATTTTTTTCAAATAGATGATGAAGATATTGATTCTCTTAATCTTGCTGATAGGATTAATTTATATTATAAGATTGGGTCGTTCATTGATATACCTTTTAATTCTAGTGAGGAACAGATTGTCTCTCTAATTGGAAAATGTGAAACTTTTGATGAAGTCAAGAAAGCATCTAAAATATTGTATGATTATTGCAAAGATCAATTAGAAAAAGAAAATGATAAACAAGATAATGATGATCAACCTCAAGGTAATTTAGATTCACAATCTGAGGAGGTTCAAACCAACATAGAGCAGGAATCTGTATCAACTCAAGAAGTAGAAAGTGAAAGTCATGATGTAGATTTCTCTCAAGGTGATCAATCATCAAATGATACAGAACCAGAAGTAAAAACTGCTAATTCATTTGATAATTCTTTGAAAGATTTAATTGGCACAGGTGGTAAAGAGAATGTTTACATCAGTGTTCCTGATCTAAACATAGAAAATATCATAGCAAAGGTAGATGATGTTCATAAAGAAATTGAATATTCATTTTCTGAACAACAAAAAAATTGGGAAAAAGATACTTGGAGATCAATTGGTCAGTTGGGAATTAAAAATTTGTATGAAGTTGTTGATGCAGATTACAATCATTTTAAGAGGGATGCTCAGAAAGAGGTAAATTACTTGTTAAAAGAATTTGAATGCAAGAAAGCTGCATCATCTTATGCAAGAGCTGCCACATCTAGAACTGGAGTATTAGATACATCTAATTTGCATTCATACAAATACAATGAGGATTTGTTTAAAAGAGTCACAGTTATTCCTGAGGGAAAAAATCATGGATTGATTTTTATTATTGATTGGTCAGGATCAATGTCAAGAGTATTAAAAGACACAATAAAACAACTTTACAATTTAGTTTGGTTTTGTAAAAAAGCATCTATTCCTTTTGAGGTTTACGCCTTTACTAATGAGTGGAGAAGAAGAAAGATGAATTATGAGAATGGTGTATATGAAACAATAGAAAATTTGCCATCATATTGTGATAGAAAAGAATATGAATTTGATATTTCAGATGATTTTTCTTTGATGAATATTTTATCAAGTAAAGTTAGAGGAAATGTTTTAGAACAGCATATGAAAAATATATGGCGTGTTGCTTGTTCTTTTACTCATGGTCAGTATTATACATACCCAAATAGATTATCTCTATCTGGTACACCTTTAAATGAATCTTTAGTATGCCTTCATAAAATTTTACCAATATTTCAAAAAGAGAATAAACTGGAAAAAGTTCAGTGTGTCATACTCACAGATGGTGAAGCAAGTCCTCTTACATATAATGTTGAAACCAAAAAATATTATGAGGATGAAATGTTTATGGGAACCAAAAATGTTGACAGTTTTACATGCTCAATTAGAGATAGAAAATTGGGAAAAAATTATTCCTTTGACTATACATACAACTCTTTCACTGATGCTTTAGTTAGAAATTTAAGAGATAGATTTACCTCCACAAATTTTATAGGAATTAGAGTTCTTGAATCAAGAGAAGCTTCTTATTTTATTAGAAGAAATACAAAAGATTTTTCATCTTTAGAAAAAGTAATGAAAGATTGGAGAAAAACTAAAACATTTAATTTAACTGAGACAGGATATCATGCATACTTTGGAATGTCATCATCTGCTCTTTCAGAAGAATCTCAATTTGATGTTGATGATAATGCAACAAAGACACAAATAAAGAGAGCATTTGTTAAATCACTAAAGACAAAAAAACTAAATAAAAAAGTATTGGGTGAGTTTATTTCTTTAGTAGCATGAAGAAGACATTCAAAAATTTCATGGAAGGGATAGGTCCTGTGGATGCTGTTACCCCTAAGCAATTAGTTGCTCCAGATTTTACAGGTGGTAAGATACCTAGACTCCTTAGGGACAAGGGTTATGAAAATAAAATGTTTCGTAAATTAGCTCCTGGATATCCATCTGATTGGGAAACAAAAAACAAAATCAAAACCACTAAAGGTAAAATGGCATGACAAAAACATTCAAAACATTCATATCTGAAAAAGATGTTAGAAAAAAAGATATTGATAAACTTAATAAAAAAATAAAAGGTGAGTATGATGATATAAATAATCCTAAGGAAGTAGATCCATTTGCTCCTAAAACACCAAAGGCATGAAAACTTTTTCACAGTTTATGACAGAGTGTGCTACAATAGAAGAAAGTAGTTTGGCACGTTTATCTGACAAAGCAAAAAAAGGTGGGATGGGAGTTATCTCTGGCAGTAGAGGTGATAAATCTAAAAAGGAAAATAAAGCAAGGGCAAAACAGTTAGATAAAGATATACGTGGAAGAGGATTGCCAGGTGCTACTAAAGTGACTGGTAGATACACTGAGAGGGATGAAAAAACTGGTAAAGAGAGAAAAGTAAAGGAAAGAAGTCATGTTGTTACTTCTGGCAAAATGGGCAAAAGAAAATTTAAAAAAACTATGAAATCACTTGGTAGAAAGTATGGACAAGATGCAGTTATAACACAGACAAAAGGAGGAGGAGGTGCTACACTAAAGAGAACTAGAAAAGGTGGTTTACCTAAAAGAAATATCAAGATAGGTAAAATGAGACCAGGTAGAACTGGTGAAAATGATACTCAAATTAAGAAAAAAACTTTTACTTATGAAGAAACAAATTGAAATTGATGATTCTAATTGGAGAGAAGAGTATAAAGCATACACTTCTAACAAATATGAATTAGATCTCTTAGAAAATGGACCTAGAAGTTTATCACAATCTTGGGTGTTAGGTGCCATGCGTAATAAGTGGAAAAAGATAAAAGGATATGAAGATCCTGAACCACCCAATGTATCTTCTTCTTTGAAAGAATTTTTTCAAAGACAAAAAGATCAAGGAATATAAATGCGTCTGTAGCTCAGTGGATAGAGCATCTGACTACGAATCAGAGGGTTGAGAGTTCAAATCTTTCCAGACGCGTGACAGTAACCAAAGTGGTACATGGGGGGTTTAAATACCCCTCTTTTGCTCTATAATATGTTTATTGAAAGGCACTCCACTACATTATGTTTGAAATTAAAATGACTGAAAAGCAAATTGTTGATGGATTGAGAAGCAACTATGGTAAAGAGTTTACTGCTCCTGATGTACGTGGATTCTGTGCTGCAAATGATATTGCCTATCAAACTGTCACTAAGAAGATAGAAAAATACAAAGTGGGTAGAGGTAAATGGAATTTGGAAGTTACTACCAAAGCAGTTGAAAATATTGAAAAATCATATCAAGCACCATCAGTTGTTCCTAATGTAGAACAAAATTTAGTTCCAGAAAAAGATTCTTCTTTTGTTAAGTTTGGTCCCTTTACTGATATAAAATCAATTATCAAATCAAAACAATTTTACCCTACATTTGTCACTGGTTTGTCAGGTAATGGTAAGACATTTGGTGTAGAGCAAGCATGTGCTCAACTAAATAGAGAGTTAATAAGAGTAAATATTACCATTGAAACTGATGAAGATGATCTTATTGGTGGTTTTCGTCTTGTTAATGGTGAAACTGTTTGGCACAATGGACCTGTGGTTGAAGCTCTTCAGAAGGGAGCTATACTCCTTTTAGATGAAGTTGATCTAGCAAGCAACAAAATACTATGCTTACAATCCATTTTAGAGGGCACTGGTGTTTTTCTTAAAAAGACTGGTAGTTTTGTAAAACCCTCTGCAGGTTTCAACATTATTGCCACTGCAAATACAAAAGGAAAAGGATCTGATGATGGTAGATTTATAGGAACAAATGTTCTTAATGAAGCATTTCTAGAAAGATTTTGTGTAACCTTTGAGCAAGATTATCCATCACCATCTATGGAAATTCAAATACTTAGAAAGCATGCTGCCAATGTTGGTGTTCATGATGATAATTTTATCAATAGATTAGTTGATTGGGCAGATATTATTCGCAAAACATTTTTTGATGGTGGTATAGATGAGGTTATCAGCACTAGAAGATTAGTTCATATAGTTCGTGCATACAGCATATTTAACAACAAAGCAAAATCAATTCAAGTTTGTACTAATAGATTTGATGATGAGACAAAGCAAGCATTTCTTGAGTTGTATGATAAAGTAGATGCAGAAGTAAACATTGACAAAGTGGAGGAATGATGCTATGGTTAACTCATGGAGCTTACTTTATGATGAACTTTATGGAGAAGATGGGATGAGTGAAAAAACTTTTAATGTGGGATCAGGTAGCACAGTATCAGTGGGAGACTTTGTTAATTTTGATCTCACTGATCAAATTGAAAACATCACTATTGATACTAGTAATCATGAAACTTTAGATTTTTCTACTGTAGAATTGCCTGATGGTATGTCTATTAATCAAGAATATGTTTCTGGTGTTTATGATGATACATGGCCACATGCAGAAACTTTAAATATTAAAACTGATGCACCACTTCCTCAAAATTTTCTAGCAGATAATGATGACAATGCTGCTCATCATTTTACTACACCAACACTTGGTATAGAATCAAACAATCCTAGAAAATATAAAGAGGATGAGTCTGTGAAGGCACTTCAAGAATATATTTCTACAACATACAATGGACACTATACTTCTAAAGAAAATAATGTTCAAACACTTGATCTTATTGAGTCTGTTGGTGATGCAGAAGCATTCTGTAGATCTAATGCCATAAAGTATCTAAGTAGATATGATAAGAAGGGGCAAGCAAAACGTGATATACTAAAAGCACTTCACTATTCACTGCTACTTTATCATTTCAGTGGACAAAACAATGAAACTCAGATACATGGATATGAAACTTTCTGATAACACAATAAATCTTCTTAAAAATTTTTCTACTATTAATCAATCAATATTGTTTAAGCAAGGAAATAAATTACGCACAATAAGTGTAATGAAAAATATTCTTGCAGAGGCATCTATTGGTGAAGATTTTCCTAAAGATTTTGGCATCTATGATTTAAATCAATTTCTCAATGGATTGGGATTGCATCATAGTCCTGAACTTGATTTTGATAATGAGGGGTATGCTGTAATTAAGGAAGGCAAAATGAGAACAAAATACTTTTTTGCAGATCCTAATGTCATAGTAACTCCACCAGAGAAAGATATATCTTTGCCTACAGAAGATGTTTCTTTTGAATTAAGCACTCAAGGATTAGACAAGTTGCTAAAAGCAGCTGCAGTATATCAACTTCCTGATTTATCAGCAGTTGGTGGGGCAGGTGTGGTTAAGTTATTGGTAAGAGATAAGAAAAATGATACATCAAATGATTTTTCTGTCATAGTTGGAGAAACTGATAAAGAATTTACTTTTAATTTTAAGATTGAAAACATAAAAATTTTACCTGGCACATATCAGGTTGTGGTTTCTCAAAAACTATTATCTAAATTTACTAGTAAAGATTATGATTTAAGATATTACATTGCTTTAGAACCTGATTCTACTTTTGGATAGTGAAACATATTTTATTTGATCTCATAGATTGTTCTTCAGATTTATTAAATGATGAAGAACATATAAAATGGTCATTGTATCATGCAGTAACAGAATCAAAATCTAAATTGGTTCACTTACAAACTCACAAATTTGAACCACAAGGTGTGACTGGATATGCTCTTTTAGCAGAAAGTCACATCAGTATTCATACATGGCCAGAAACTGGTATTGCAAAATGTGACATTTTTACTTGCAGTTCTGAGTGTGAACCAGAAAAAGCAGTAGAATATTTAAGCACAAGATTAAAAGCAAAATCTAAATCCACTCAATTTTATGAAAGAGTTTGACTATGACCTTGATTACAAAACCCTTGATTTTACAGATAAGAAAACTCGCAAACTTTATCGCATTGGAAGGGGGGAACAAGGAGTGTTATTGGTACGCCCTTATACTAACAATATATGCGCTCATTGGAGATTCAAAACTCCTGATGAGGCAGTAGTATCAAGTAATAAAATTTATGCCATGTATGAAAACTATCTAAATGATAATGATTTCATAGGTATGGATATGTGTCGTAAGTTCCTTGAAATGGGATTTACTAGAGCTAGAAGGTATGCTAATCATAATTCAGGTAGAAAATATGATAGTGAGGGTAATGTAAGACCACAAGAACCAGATCATGCTACCAGTAAGTATGCACAATCTGCAGGTATATTTAAGAAAATAAGAAATATGGTGGCAAAGAGTGAAGAATATGTTACAATGAGAAAAGAGTGGAGATCAAATGAATGAATATTTTTGTAACTGATCCATCACCTTATGTGTCTGCTCAGGTATTACCTGATAAGCATGTTGTTAAAATGCCACTAGAAACATGTCAAATGCTTTCTATTGTTTGCTCTAAAAAATGGGGTCATGATTATGGTGAATTACACAAGAAAGATGGCACAGCATACTTTACAGAAAAGGGTGCATTTCGTGGTCATCCTTGCACCATGTGGGCAAATGAATCACTTGTGAATACATGGTGGTTAGTAGCACATGGTATAGGGTTATGTCAAGAATATACTCATAGATATGGTAAAATTCATAGTTGTCAAAAAACTATAGAAGAAGCAGCAACTATTATCCCTCTTATTAAACCAACAAAACCAAAATCATTTGCATTTGCAGGTCCTGATAAATTCAAATATGATAAGACCATTGATATCTTTACTGCATATAAAAGGTATATTGCATCTAAACCTTGGGCTGCATCTAATTACTTACGTGACTCATCTAGAAAACCAGATTGGTTATGATTGATAATGATGTAAAAATCACTATCAACCTTAATAAGTTGGTGGAGGCAAGAGCAAAACTTTTAACTCAGTATGGAGACTATTCTGAAAGGATAGTAAAAGGTGAGTATCTTGATGGAGATGATGTAAGTAAAATAGCATCTAAACTAAGAGATACATTGTCATGGGAGAGTTTGTATAGTATGATTGATAAGACAATTTTAGAACATGTGAATCATCCAGAAAACCAGATTGGATCTAAATTATGAGAGATGAATTTCTCTGGGTTGAAAAGTATAGACCAAAAACTATACAAGAATGTATTTTACCAGAGCAAACTAAAAAGACTTTTCTAGATTTCCTAGATAAAGGTGAAGTGCCTAATCTTTTGCTTGCAGGTCCTGCAGGATGTGGTAAAACCACAGTAGCTAAGGCATTATGTAATCAATTAGGAGTAGATGTTTATGTCATTAATGGATCAGATGAAGGCAGGTTTCTTGACACTGTTAGGAATAACG